CGGATTGTTGCGGGGGACTACAGCAAGTTTGACAAGCGCATGATCGCCAGATTTGTGTTGGCGGCGTTTGATGTCATTATTGCTGTCTACCGCGAAGCGGGCTTCGACGACAATGAACTCTTGCAGTTGCAATGTATCGCCGAGGACACCGCTTTCCCATTGGTCAATGTGAATGGGGATGTTGTAGAGTTTTTTGGGACCAATCCTTCCGGTCATCCGCTCACTGTCATCATCAACTCACTTGTGAATAGCTTGTACATGCGTTACGCGTACGTTCTTGCCAATCCAGGGCAGGAGTGCGTGTCATTTCGCGAGAATGTAAGCTTGTTCACGTATGGTGACGACAACATCATGGGAGTTTCACCCGCATGTGAATGGTTCAATCACACAGCTATCCAATCCAAATTGGCCACCATTGGCGTTCAGTACACCATGGCCGACAAGGAGACGGATTCAGTGCCCTTTATCCACATTGACACTTGTCAGTTCTTGAAGAGAAGCTGGCGCTTGGATGAAGATGTGGGGGCCTACTTGTGTCCGTTGGAGCTGGAATCCATTCACAAAATGCTCACTGTTTGGGTTCCGTCGGGAACTCTGAGCCCGGAGGCCCAGATGATCGACGTGATCTCGAGTGCGAATAGTGAGTTTTTCTTCTATGGTCGCGAGGAGTTTGAGAAACACCATGCTTTCTTCAAGAAGATGCTTGCACTCTCCCCCTACTGTCACTACGTGAGAGAAGGGACCCTTCCAGGTTGGGAATCCCTCAAGCAGAGGTTCTGGAAGGCGTCCAAAGGGGAATAATTGTCCCGACCCTACGCGGTATGCTTGGCAGCTTGCCGCGTATGTATTTATTGTCACAGAAAGAAAATAAGAGAGAAAAAAGTGTTGAGGAGGTTGCCGAAAATACCTCCCCTCATCGCGAGTATCAGAGCACTTGCGTTGAGAGTAATAAGTCTCTTTATTTATTGCAGGGCGATGAGGATGTGTCCTCTGGAGCTCCCACTACAGAAGTGCCTGGAGCAACGTTGGAATTCACTGAATCTACTCCCTGTGACATGTATATGTTTCCCCCTGCGTCAAACCCCGTTGCAGAATGTGATGCAACGAAGGAGGTTGATCTCGGAAGTTTCCTTGCTCGTCCTGTTGTGATTGATACGCAGACGTGGGCGACGACCGACATTGATGGCCCTTTCGCTTCAATCTACCCTTGGCAGTTGTTTTTGGAATCGCCAGCAGTGAAGAAAAAGATCGACAACTATGCGTTTATGCGTGGATGTTTGCATGTCAAGTTTGTGATCAATGGTACACCGTTCCAGTTTGGTCTTATGCGTGCCTCGTATCGTCCTCTACCTGTACTGGTCAAGAGCAAGACAGCAAATGTTGACAGTACCAGATTGGGTAGGCTCATCCAGCGCTCCCAACAACCTGGTGTCTATCTTGATCCGTCTACATGTTCTGGTGGCGAGATGTCCCTTCCTTTCTTTTATCACAAGAATTGGTTGGATATCACGAGTTTGGAAAATGTTGCTAATTTTGGTGTCATCAACTTTGACGTTTTTGCGATTTTGCAGAATGCACTGAGCACCGGCTCCAACTCCGTTACCATTCGTACTTTTGCGTGGATGACAGATGTAGAACTGATGGGACCGACCAGTAAACTCTCCCTTCAAGGTGATGAGTATGGAGATTCTCCTATTTCTGGTCCTGCCACAGCTGTTGCAAATGTTGCGTCTTATTTGGTTGATGTTCCCATCATCGGATCTTTTGCGCGTGCCACTGAAATTGGAGCCCGTACTTTGAGTAAAGTTGCGTCGTTTTTTGGTTTTACGAATGTTCCCAATATCTCCAATGTTGATCCGGTGTATTGTATGTCTACTCCTCATCTCGCCACTGCCGAAATATCCGTGCCCTTCCAGAAGCTAGCACTCGATCCGAAGACTGAATTGTCTATTGATCCGAGTTTGTTTGGCCTGGATGGTCAGGATGAATTGTCGATGGCGTATTTGAAGAAGAAGGAGTCTTTGTACTCAGTAGCCTTGTGGGAGACCACTGATGCAGTGGACACGAAGTTGCACAACGCACGCGTCACACCGTCGTTGAACTACAACGTGGCCATTCAAAACAGTGTGCCTGCGACAGTTGGTTACAAGACGTATCACCCACCGTTGGCGTACATCTCCCAGTTGTTCAAACACTGGCGAGGTTCGTTGAAGTTTCGGTTCAAAGTGGTTGCGTCGAAGTACCACAAGGGGCGTCTCAAGATCGCGTTTGATCCTGTCAATGATATCAGTACTACTGTAACAGAGACGAATGAAGTCTATGTTCATGTGCTTGATCTCGCTGAGACAAATGAGATCACCATTGAAGTACCATACCACCAGGCGCAAGCTTGGTTGGAAGTGGCACAGTCCCAGAACAATGATTGGAACGACGGTACTGCCCTCGCTCCAGTTTCTGGCGCTCACAATGGTTCGCTTTCTGTCAGTGTGTTCAACGCACTAGAAGCGCCTGTTGCACCCTCAACTGTGTACATTATGTGTTATGTGTCTGGTGGTGATGATTTTGAGTTTGCCAATCCACAAGGTTGGGTGTCGAACGGAGGCACATCGTATGTACCCTCGTTCTTTGCATTGCAGGGTGAGGAAGTTCCGGCTACCGCTGTTTTTGGTACTCCTTCCACACCGCATCCTGACAGGTATGGATTGAATTTCGGTGAATCTGTTTTGTCTTTGCGTAAATTGTTGCATCGTAGTCAAATCGCCGATACTTTCCCAGTGCCCGCTGGTACAGGCAATGCTTCTATGTTGGTGCGTAAGTCGTTTTTGCGTATGCCCTATTGTCCTGGTTATACACCTGAGAACATGGGCACGCAAGCGAACAAGGTTGTTGCTGCGTCTGGTACGGCTAACTTCGCCTTTAACACGATGCATATGATGACCTGGATCTCCGCTATGTTTTGTGGTTATCGTGGCTCGACCAACTTCACCGTTACTGTTAGCAATCCTTCCATCAAGTATGACGACATTCGAATTGTCCGTCTCACTGACAATGGAGGATCTACAGCAGCGAATAGGTTTGGTGCCATTGCAACTACGATTTTGGCGTCAGCTTCTGCGTCTACTCGTGCGTCGCGTTTCAACTCGTACTTCAACCTCCGTGATGGTCTTGCTGGCGCTGTTGTTTCAGCGGCCAACGTCGCTCCCAGTGTTCAATTCACACTGCCGAATAACCTCGGGTACAATTTCGCCTTCGTGAACTGGGATAACTACATCCAGGGTTCAGAAGATGATGGCACCAATGAGGAGGCGGCATTGTTGACACTGACAGCCACGAACCCGACTTCCACTGATCAGTTGGCTTATACCACTATCCAGACGGCAGTTGGGGCGGGCGTAGACTTCACATGTTTGTTCTTTTTGTCCACACCCGTGGTGTACTACATGCTTGGTGACGCC